CTTGGATTCTGACCCTGCAACTGTAGGATTTACTGTTGTAGTTCAATCATAGTTTTTCAGTTTACTTTATGTTTTTTAGTTTAGGTCTACTTCGGTAGACCTTTTCTTTTACAACAAAAACAAAAAAGTAAATATACGTTATAAGTTTATGATTAGATTATTGCCAACATCAAGCTCACAAACTTTTTCTATCTTACCTAGAACATTAGATACAACAGGTATCAATGCTACAATAAGAGAAGACGGAACAGGCAACATAGTAACAATTTCAGATGTTACAGCATCAGTCAATAATGATTACATAGATATAACTCTTTCTTCAGATAAGTTTATAGCTGAAAGAGCCTATGTTTTAGAGATGACTAGAGGTGCAAATTTATGGTATAGAGATAAGATATACGTTACAAGTCAAACAGACACGGACATCTACCATACTATAAGTACTGACTATTACGAAGAGAATGATACAGATGGCGATGATAAATACATAACAATATAATGGGTAAAATAAATATTAAAAAGAATTATTCAGTAAGTAAGCCAAAGAATTATACTAAGAACTTTAGTATTGTTGAACTATCTACCTATGAGATGCCTAAGGCTATAGAAAGAAAAGGAGATAATTGGGTTAGCTGGGGAGAAGACAACAATCACTTTGGTAGACTAATAGACTTAAATTTAGGTAGTCCTACGAACTCAAGATGTATAAAAGGTATATCTGACATGATTTATGGTAGAGGCTTAGAATGTACTGATAGTAAAGAAAAGCCTGTAGAATGGGCAGAGACTCAATTAATATTTAAACCTAAAGACATTAAAAGAATAGTAAGCGATAGGAAAGAGCTAGGAATGGCTGCTATCCAAGTTGTTTACAATAAAACTAAAAAGAGAGTACTAAAAGCATTACACTTTCCAATAGAAACTCTTAGAGCTGAGAAAGCTGTAGATGGAATTATAAAAGCTTGGTACTATCATCCTAACTGGTCTGAGTACAAAAGAGGAGATAAGCCTAAAAGAATACCTGCTTTTGGTCAAGGTGGTAAGAAGGAAACTTCTGAGATATTTGTATCTAAACCTTATCAAAGTGGATTTTGGTATTATACTCCTAGTGACTATCATGGATGTTTACAGTACTGTGATTTGGAAGTAGAGGTATCTAACTACCATATCAACAATATAAAAAATGGTTTACAGCCTAGCTTATTTATTAATTTCAATAATGGTATTCCTCCAGAGGAGACTCAAGAAATAATAGAAAGCAAGATAAACGATAAGTTTGGAGGAACAAATAATGCAGGTAGAACAATCATAGCTTTTAATGAAGACAAAGATAGTTCAGCAACTATAGACCCTATACACTTACCAGATGCTCATGCACAATATCAGTTCTTAGCTGATGAGAGTAGAGAGAAGATAATGTTAGGACACGGAATTGTATCTCCTATTTTATTAGGTATTAAGGACAATACAGGTTTTGGTAACAATGCAGAGGAATTAAGAACTGCATCTATACTTATGGATAACTTTGTTATTAGACCTTTCCAAAAGGATTTATTAGATGACTTCTGTGAGATATTATCTATAAACGGAATATACCTAAACTTATACTTTGTTACTTTACAACCTATTGAGTTTACAGAATTAGACAACATCTCTACTAAGATTAAGAGAGAAGAAGAAACAGGAGAGAAGTTAAGTTCTCAAGAAGAGCCAACAGACTTTTCTGACGAAGAAGGAGATAGTATGTTAGAGCAATTAGAAGGCTTAGGAGAGATTATAAGCGATGATTGGGAGGTTATACATACTGAGAAGTATGCTGAAGAGTTAAGTGAGGTTAAAATGGCTGAAATTAAGTCTAGCAACAAGTCATCTAAAGAAGATAGTGAAATCTATAAAGTTAGATACGCTTACATGCCTGTAAGAAAATCTCCAGACAGTAGAACTTTCTGCAAGAAGATGGAAACGTTTACAGAAAGAAAGATAGTATTTAGAAAGGAAGATATTAATATGATGTCTTTTAGAGGTGTAAATAATGAGTTAGGTCATAACAGACAAAACTATAGTTTACTAAAATTTAAGGGAGGTAAAAACTGTCATCATTTCTGGGAGTTAAGAGTATACAAGTTGAAAGGAGATAAGAGAGTAGACCCTAATTCAGCTTACGAGAAAGGTTTGAAAGAGCCTAAAAATCCAAGCGAGATGACTGAAAGAATGATTGATAGACCAGACAGAGGGGCTTATCCAACTAATAAAAAATAAGATATGGCGACTAAAGCATTATTTATAACATTAAATGACTTAAAAAGAAAGTCTATTATATCTGGAAATACAGATGACGATAAGCTAATACAGTTTGTAGAGGTTGCTCAAGATTTGCATATCCAAAACTATTTAGGTGGAAACCTATACGACAAGCTACAGGATTTGATATTAACAGACACTCTTGATGATGCTGCTAATATTAACTACAAGAATTTAATTAATCAGTATGTAAAGCCTATGTTGATTTGGTTTAGCCAAAGTTCTTACTTACCATTTGCCTCTTATAATATTGGTAATGGTGGCATCTATAAGCATATTGGAGACAACAAACAAGCTATAGATAAAGATGAGTTAGTACACTTAATGAGTAAAGTTAATGAGACTGCTGACTTTTATACTAGGAGATTTTTAGATTACATGGATTACAATAACAATCTGTTTCCAGAATATAACACATCTACAAATGAGCAGATGAGTCCAGATACAGATTCTAATTTCTCTGGAGGTATATTTTTAGGATAGTATGAAGAAAAAGATTTATAAACCAAAAGACTCCAATGTTAAGAAGATGGAGATATTGTTTAAAAAAATAAAAGAAAAAGATAATGGCAAACGAAATATACGATAGTTCTTGGTGGGGTAACACTATATAAACTGCATCTTCTATTGGAACATCAACTGAAATGATACAAGGTCAGTTTAATATGAATGACAGACAAGAAGTTGAAGCAGTTAAGTGTTTAGCAGATTCAATACATACAATAGGAATACAAGACATACAAAACTAAAACAAATGGCAAAACCAAAATTAGCATTAATACCAGCTGCACAAGGAAGCGAGTTGTTTTCTGTACTACCTTCAAGTGGTGTAGGAGATTTTGACTTTAGTAGAAGTGGTAAAGCAACAAGAATAAACTCACAAGGACTAATAGAAGAAGTTGATGATGGAGTATCAAGATTAAACTATCCAATGATTGATGGTAAGGTTGTAGGATGTCCACATCATATTTTAGAGCCAGCTAGGACTAACGTAATAACACATAGTGAGAATTTTAGTCAATGGAATTTAATAGGAATTACAGTAACATCTAATTCAGTAATAAGTCCAAATGGCTCATTAAATGCAAGTAAACTTGTCGCAACAAGTGGTACTTCAAACAAAGTAATTGCTCAAGCAATATCAGCAGGTACTTATACTGCATCTGTGTTTGCTAAAAAAGGAGAATTTCAAGGTTTATTTATTGGAACAGGTGCAGTTGGAGCGTTTTTTAATTTAAACACTCATACTTTTAGAGCAAATTATACATCAGCACCAACAAGCTACAAGATAGAGGAATATGGTAATGGGTGGTATAGATATAGTATAACTTTTACAATCTCTTCAAGTGACAATTTATACATAGGTCCAAACGATAATGTAAGCAATACTCTTGCAATTACGGGTAATGGAACAAATGGAATTTACACTTGGGGTGCACAAACAGAAGTTGGCTCATATCCAACAAGCTATATCCCAACCAACGGAGAAAGTGGTGGCGTAACTCGTTCAGCAGAAACTGCTAATGGCTCTGGAGATGCAGCTACGTTTAACGATTCAGAAGGTGTATTGATGGCAGAGATTAGTGCTTTGGCTGATGATGGAACTTATAGGTTAATGAGTGTAAGTGATGGAACTAACAACAATAGAGTTACTTTAGGGTTTGATTCAAATAAATTTATTACGGAATTAAAAGCAAATAACACTAATATTTGGTCGGAATCAATTATTGAAAATATTACTAACACAAGCAAGATTGCTTTTAAATATAAAAGTGGGCAACAAAATGTTTTCTTAAATGGTTTTAAGGTTATAAATAAAACAAATTCTTTTACTTTTAGTTCTAATTTAAATGATTTAAGTTTCTTTGAACAAGGAACATCTAATCCTTTCTACGGAAAAACTAAACAACTACAATACTACAATTCAGCATTAACAGAAAGCGAACTAGAAAAAATAACGTCTTGGACATCTTTTACAGATATGGCACAAGGACAACAATATTCAATAAAATAAATATGGCAAATACATTAAAATTTGGAAACGGAAATTGGGCAACAAAAGAAGGCTCTGCGTTAGCTTATAATGATGAGAATGGAAACTTCAAGCCTTTACCATTTGATTTTAGTAGAGCATCAAATGCTACTGTTGTAAATAAAGATGGTTTAATTGAAGTAGTAGGTAGTGGACAACCAAGAATAGATTTTCAAGGAAATACTAAAGGTGCTTTGTTGTTAGAGCCGAGTAGGAGTAATGTTTATACTCAAAGTAATTTATTTAGTTTTGGTGGCAATGTTACAAGTAATAATTCTTTAAGTCCAGATGGTACTTTAAATGCAAGTAAAATCACTAAAACAAGTAGTTCTGACCAATTCGTTATTTTACCTTGGTCAGCAAGTTTATCAACCTCAACAACTTATAGTTTATCTTTTTTTGTAAAGCATAATGGAGATGATTTAGATTTAAGATATGAGTCTAATAATTATAATGATTGGGGTGCTACACCAGTCGAT